ATGAATTTATGAAACCAATAATATAGACGCGCACATGCGCGACGCACCCGCCAAAGGGGGGGATGGGGGGTCGTCGATCAGCATTTGCTATGCTGCGATGCGGCGGAGTAACCCCCAAACGCGCTGCATTGCAGCGGTCAGCTGCTGTCATTGTCTGGAAAATAATTTAAATAAATTGTAATTAATTGCATTTTACCTATTGACTATTTGGTGGATATCATTATCTTGTTACTTGTAACAAGCGTTACAGTTTAACCAGAAAGGAAAGACAATGACTAAATATGAAACATTAGGTCAGATCGCGGACATCGAGGCCCAGATCAAAGAACTTCAAGGCAAGCGTGATCAGCTGCGTCTCGACGCGGTAGCCAATGGCTGGGCGATCTGGTCAGTCAGCATCCGCACCACGGTTCCGAACCTGCAATGGTGGAAAGAAAACAAACCCCGTTCTTGGAAAAACTATTGCAAGAACACAGCGACCAAACGTTTCACCATACTTGCCGATTAATCAACTGGGGGCTTCGGTCCCCACCCATCAACTAGAAAGGAAAGACGATGGCTTTAAATTATGATCTAACCAAAGTGGCAGCAGACTATAAAGATGACGCTGTTTGGCCCATCACTAACGCTCTAATCTGGGGCACCATGTCAGTGGCAATGAACGAAATCACCGAAGACAATTGGAAAGAGTTCTACACCCGCTGCTATATGATCGAGACTATTCACGGGACATGGTTAAACCAAAACGGGAAACGTCGACCAATAACACCCGAAGACGTGAAAGATCATATCGGTCTACATACCAATGCATCAACGCTCACCAAAGCAAAATTCAAAGCGGATATCGACCGTCGCCTAAGATACGCTGCTGATGCTATGATGCGATAAAAACACTTGTACCCCGCCCACAAGCGGGGTATACTCTACTTGTTCAATAAGAAAGGAAAGAACATGACTAGACCAATAAGCACAATCGCGAAAGAGATCAGCGCAGACTGGAACAAAGTTTACTTTGGCGCGGTACCTTACCTTGAGGCAATGCACTCGCTCAACAGCATCGATGACAATTACATCTATGATAGCGGTAGATCAGTAGTGAGTTACTTTCTGGCGAACGCCGGAACATGGCGCGGCGACAAGGCGCGTGAGATCAAGAAAGAGCTAAAGGCAATGCTCTGATGTTTCACGCTATCGAGACATTAATTAAATGGTGCCGTGGTCGTCAGACCACGGTACTCGAGGATGTACTGGGCTGCGTCGCATTGTTTGCGATGCTGTTCATTTTACTAGGAGTAACGACATGAAAATAGATCATCATGTATGGAAAACAGGCGAATACTACAGCAATGGAGAGCCTGTAGTAGATAGCCGCTGGATCTATGACGATGAGTTCAAACGCGCCCTCAACGACGGGCGCGACATGGTTCGCAAGGCAAGACTGAACCAATGGGATCATCCAGCGTATGCTCAAAGATTTTGGAACAGGATGTCACTACCTTGGGAAGAGAAAGAAGATAACCTGATGCTGTCATTCATGAACAAGTACGAAGGCACAGGGAAACGAGGCGACGTTATCCACTGCCTGGCATGGTGCATCAGACGTACCACCACATCGATCACCACCAGGTTAAACACATTGAAGAAAGACAAATGCCCTTGTTGCGGCAAGTAATCGAAATCCCCTGGCCCTTGGGATAATGGGCTGTCTTTCCTTTCCCCTGCGGGCGCAAGCCCGCAGGGTTTTTTGTCAAGGGCGCAAGGCCCTGCGGGCCGCAGGCCCGCAGGATCTGAGCCAGGCCGCAGGCTACCCGAAAGTATAGCGATGACCTACCCTAATTAGTTGTGTGCTACTTGTAATTAATTGTGGACTACTTGGCACATCCATGCTACCAAGGTGTCAGAGGCAATGGTGCCTCGATTCTAGCAATAAAGGAAAGCGCTATGAAAAAATCTTACGTTAAAGAAGAAACTCTTGAAATCCTAGTTGACATCAAACTGGGAGACGTCGCGCAGCTGATCGACGTGCTGCAAAACGTGGCTAACGAAGAGGGCGGTTCTAATAATTGGAAAGCCACAGATCTTTTACGCAAGCTAAAAGAGTTACGCCGCGAAGCTGCCGAGGAAGCGCGGCGCGAGTTTCAAAACATGTTAGAGCGCACATAATAGGAGGCGGGGGATCGAAAGATCCCCCGATTTTTTATGATTGAAATGACACCCATCAACGCAACGCTAATTGCCGAAGGCGCACTAGACGCGGATCAGGAAACCCAAATCGAAGCCTGGCAATACCTGGTCGACACCGGCCTAGCCTGGGCGCTGCAAGGATCCTTCGGGCGCATGGCCCAGGAACTTATCGACCAGGAAGTTATCACCGCACCGTAAAAGAGGGGCCGCAAGGCCCCTTTTCCTTGTCCCCTGGACAATAGAAAAAAGAAAACCCGCAGGGCGCAGGGCCGCAAGCCCGCAGGAAAAGAGAGCCCGCAGGGCGCAGGGCCGCAAGCTTATAAAACTTTTTACTTGTATCTAGCTTGGAAGTTTTATACTCTGTCAGTGTTCAATTAGAAAGGAATGAACATGCAACATGCAATCATCTACAACGGGCCAAGCCTCTTGGATGGTAAGCCAATAGTCGTTATCGCGACTTATTCAAACCGTAACAAAAAGACTGGACACGTCGTGCAAACCTACATCTTGCGCGCGGATATTAACCCGCTCGAAGCCAGCAAGACGGGCGCGGACTTTTCAATTTGCGGATCTTGTCCCATGCGCGGGGAAGTTACAACGGATCCCAAGCGCAAGATTGCCAAGGGCCGCAAGTGCTACGTTAATCTTGGGCAAGGTGTCTTAATTGTCTTTAAAGCATACAAGCGCGGCGTTTATAAAGAGGCGCTAGTGGTAGAGGGCGACGGGTTCAAGATCAATCAAATAAAAGACATGGGCCGCGGTCGCTTTGTCCGCGTCGGTACATACGGCGACCCCGCTGCCGTACCGTCCGAAGTTTGGGACGATTTGCTGTCCGAGTGCGATACTTGGACAGCCTACACACACCAAAAACCTTGGCGACCAGAAATCGCAATGCAAAGCGCAGACTCACACGCGGAAGCAATCGCACATTGGAAAGCGGGCCGCCGCACATTCCGCGTAATCGCGGATCTTGGACAGCTGGACCGCGCGAACGAGGCCCTATGCCCCGCGTCAAAAGAGGCAGGACGCCGCGTCCAGTGTACCGCATGTAAACTTTGCAAGGGATCCAGCAACGCAAAATCAATCGCAATAGTAGAACACTAAAGACCAGGGGCCATTGGCCCCTTGTCCATGTCAAGGGAAAGTTTATGACAGAAACTTTCCCCCTGGCACATGGCCCTTGTTCCACGGCACATGACCGGATACAATAAACAAACAAGGGCGCAGGGCCGCAGGGCTAGGGCGCAGGGCCGCAGGATCAAGGCGCAGGGCGCAGGATACGCTCTAGCTCGGGCCGCAGGCCCTCGAACAAGGCCGCAGGGTCCGTGAACCGCGTACCAAGGCCGCAGGACAGCCCGCAGGACGCAAGGTCGGGCCCCGCATCCCCCCGAAATAAAAATAAATCACGCTCCAAGGCCCTCTTTACTAAGAAAAAATTTGCACCGCCGCGCACAAAATATGCCATATTCCAAGCGACTTGATGAGGCGAGACTTTTACTGCGCTCGATTTGGCTACTTTCAATTCCATCCAAAACGGTAGGCCATCCCATACCATGTGGACATCTGGCACACCGCCGCCGTGCTTGTTCTCAATGCGGGTAGCAAAGCTATTCTTCGGTAGGTTGTTCCTGATCGATTGCCAAAAGTTCGCCTCTGGTCCCTTGCTCATCCGGTGTAATATCCTTTGCTGTACCTTCGATCACAAACGCTTGAGGATATTGCTTCTGCAATGCAGCCAGTCGAGCGGTGATCTCATCCCGCGACATCTGATCAATGGTGTTTATGTTTTCCCTTCGGTCAACCGTCAAACCACCCAAGGCAGACCGTATCTTTTCAGCGTTGATTGCCGCAGAGAATTGCCCCGCGTCTTCCGCACCCAAGGATAACTTATGCAGCCGCTCAAGCTGACCAATAGTTGTCACACCATATCGCCGCTCTCGTTCCTCTCTTAGTTCCTGTATATATTCCAGAACATGTGGGTAGTCTCTGCCATTAAGCAGAACAGAGGCATAGTCTTTGGCCTTTGTTTTTACATACCCTGCTTTCCTTGCACACTCAGCATTCGAGTAGATGCCCTCGACAATGTGTCTAGCAAACGTCTTCTGTCGGTTGGTCAGTTGGCGACCGTGTTGTTGTTCAATCTTCTTCTCAAGGGATGCCATGTCTGCCTCGTTGTGTTCTGACCACAAGTTAAACCAAGGGCAAAAAGTTTTCAATAGACAGGTGGAGCTATGCGTTTGCAAAGGGGCTCATGCACCCAGTGCAACTCTAGTATAGGGGGTTTCTCCAGCGAAAACGTAATAAATGTAATCAAGTGTAATCTTCTCAGGGCAGTTTTTTGCAATGTTTTCAATGGGTGATTACACTTATTACGCTGATTACATTAAATTTGAAAGGGATTGAACGGTGGTCGTAAAAATCTAGAAAAAACTGTTATAAGGGTAAACACAGGACCAAGAGCCGCGAACCGCTTGCCTTTTTCCTTACACCTGCTATAAAAATAATTATAATTATAGGAGTAAGTGTAAATGGAACACCCCCACAAACAAATATCTGAAATCCAACATGCGTTAGAAATTGCTGTTGGTCGTTGCGGTTCGATCAAGGCATTTCTTGATCGTATGCATGACACAAATCATTTCTACACGATGCGTATTGAATGGGACGGGATTTCCTATCCCACGATCAGGAAGTTGTATCTCTGGGACGACAGCCAATCCTCGTCTTTTGCAATCGACACGTTGTACCGTGTGCATTTAATGGTGGAGGATTTTTTCGAGAACGAACGTGGGGATTGACACCCCCACAGTTTTCAATTAACCTACAAGTATTCAACAAGTAACAAAGGAAAGAGAAATGCCGAATCACTGTTATCAACAAGTACACCTGTATGGTCCAAGGACCAAGGTTCAGGAACTGTATGAGTATCTACTGGTGAACGATCACCCAGAGTTCTTACAGCATATTGTCCCGATGCCAGAGGAGGACGCGTAATGGATAGGGCGTTGTTTATACAGTCGTTGGAGCATTGGGCGAAGCTGTTTCGAGATGGGCTTTTGTCTGATGAGTTTGCGGAAGATATTGCGTACGTTTTGGAGGACAAGGCGCACGATCTGAGATTGGAGGAAGAGCGTGATGGCTAAGTGGGATTTAGAAAAACTTGAAAAGAATTACATGCCCAAAAACATCAGTAATTTTGTTTGGGCTGTATCGGGATTGACCGAGGTTCTTGGTGAGAGTTTCACGACGTCAAGTGACGAAGGGCGCATCGTATCATGGTGGGATGGAGACAATGGATATTTCCTGACGCTCGTTCTGGATGACCGAGGCAAGGCTCGTGCATTAATTTCGGATCACGAGGATGCGAATAAGACGTATGCGGCATTGGGTTACTGTCGGTACCATGGGATAAACTTTGAATTACAGTGGGAGGAAGCGTGATGGATATGGAGAAGTATTACAGTCAGTTGGTTGGAGCGAAGATTATAGGGTTTCGGTTTGTTGAGGACGAGTATGCGTTGGAGCCGTTCCCTGTGTTTACGTTGCGGTTGGGCGGACAGACTGTTGAGATGTCTTTGTCGATGGACGAAGAGGGCAACGGCGGCGGGTTCGCTTTTATTGAGGAGTATCAGTATGCATAAGATTAGTGTGGAGGTTGAGTGATGGAACACAACGTATGGTTTCAAGAGGAATTGCAGTTGAACCATGAGCCTAGTCTAAACCATTGGGCGCATCTTCTGGCTGAAGATGAGATGGAAAACGGTGGGAAGAACTACGACTATGAGTATGAACAGGCGTGGCATTATTTGGATGCCGAGTTCAACTACAACTATGAGTACAGGGAGGATGTATCATGAATATCGATGAAGGATATTATGACGCGACGATTGTGCATTCGGAAGATTGCGACCATGGGCCCTGCACAGGTTATTTTGTGAAGGGTGAACGAAATCAACCGTCGTTTATTGTTTGGCTCTATGACAATCACCCCCAGATGGTTTCAATTCATGAGGAAGAAAGGGGCGCGTGATGGGTAAGATGAAAGAGATGTTGCTTGAGTTGCAAGAGACGCCGATCATGACGCCGTGTCCTGACTGTTGGGGGGACGGCACGATTGAGGTGGAATACCCACGGTATCGTGGTCCATCTCGTGACGTTGGCGTGATCGATGTCGAGACTGAAACCTGCGAGACGTGCAGCGGTGACGGTAAGATGGAGCGGCTGTGCGATTGTGGGATGCCAGTGACTATGATCATGGGCCAAGATGCAGAGATATGTATGGAGTGTGCAGATGAAGACGTATGAGGTTGTATGCGAGGGGGTTGTGCAGCGGTTGGTGTTGGTTGAAGCACTGAACGCAGCGGATGCTGCGAAGGCTGCGCGTGAAGAGTTTTGTGCCTTAACGGGTGCAGAGAAGGAGGGCATTGCGATCCTCGATATTTACAGCGAACCAGTGGAACTGAAGGAGGTGGAGAAAAAAGATTAAAAAAGTTGTTGACATACAACTTAACAACATGTCACAAACAATTTACTTTCAACTAAGCCAGTAAGGAGAAACATCATGGCAACTAAGAAAGCACCACAAGAAGCAGCATTGGAGATCCAACCGTTGAAGCAGGGTCGCGTGAAGCTACGCATGATGGGGACGACCCCATTGTATTTTAATAGCATGAGTTCGAAGGCTATGCGTGATCTGTTGATTGGTGGCGGTAAGAAGACTGCTGCGCAGCGTAAGGAGATCAAGCACAATCCAGAGCAAGAGTACCGAGATTCGGTGTACAAGAAGCCGTTTGGGGAGACGTTGTTATGTTTCCCTGCACCTGGGGTCAAGGGTGCGATGGCGACTGCTGCATTGGAGACTGACGGTATTACGAAGACGAGTGTGCAGCGTTTAATCTTTTTGCCACAGACGCACGTTCAGATTTGGGGCAAGCCGCAGTTGAAGATTGACATGGTTCGGTCTGCGGACATGAACAAGACGCCAGACATGCGGACCCGTGCGTACTTGCCACGTTGGTGTGCGGAGGTTGACATTGCGTATGTTCAGCCGACGTTGTCTGCGTATTCGATTGTGTCGTTGTTGACGAACGCGGGATCGATTGTTGGGATAGGAGACTTCCGACAGGAGAAGGGCCGAGGATCGTTTGGCACGTTCCAAGTATTGACGGAGGACAGCATGGGTTCGTTCCAAGAGGAGTGGGATGAGTTGATGTTGGAGGATCGAGATGTTCAGCAGGAGGCTTTGGACAATCCAGAGTATGCGGATGATCAGACGGCTGAGTTGATGGCCTTCATGGAAGAGGAGCGCATGCGTCGAGATGTTACTCTCGTTGCAGCGGAATAACAACGGATCGGGGGCCGAGTGCCCCCTTCCATTTGGTCAAGGTTATACGGTCGGGATTAGGTTGGCTGGGGTAAGGCTCGGTTGAATTAGGTTAGTTCAGGCGGTCGAGGTGTGACGAGGTCGGGTTGGGTCTGGTTCGTTGCGTTCGGTTATGGCGAGGCGGGGTCAGTCGGTCGGGGCACGGTCCGGTTTGGAAGGGCACGGTGAGTCGGGGTTCGGCACAGGCATGGCCCGTTTTGGTTTGGCGGTCACGGTACGGCGGTCGGGTTACGGCGCGAAGAGGTTGGGCACGTTAAGTTACGACAGGTTAAGGTTTGGCGGTCGAGGTGCGTTCTGTTGTGTTACGACAAGTTGAGGTATGGGTTGGTTCAGTTACGGCGGTCAAGGTTGGGTTCGGTCCGTTGTGATAAGTTGCGTCACGATTTGGCGGGGCAAGGTACGGCGGTCATGGAGTGATAAGTTGAGGTATGTCGGGTTCGGTCAGGTCGTGTCATGGCGGTCTAGGTTGGGTGTGTTGCGTTGTGTCCCGTTGTTATGCGGTGTGTCAAGGCGGTCGAGGTATGTCACGGCTGCGTTTGGACGGGTCAGATATGTTCGGGCGGGTCAAGGCGGTCGAGGCGCGGCATGATGTGTCCCGTTGCGGTCAGTCGGGTTGCGGTCACGGTACGGCGGTCGAGTCAAGGTCGGGTCTGGCGGGTTGGGTTCCGACAAGGTCGGTCATGGCGGTCAACTAAACAGCTAGAAAAGGAGAAAAGAAATGGCTGGTTTTCCAAAGAAAGAACGTCAAAGAATTATTGACGATTACCTAGCGGCATCGGGCCGCAACATGTTTCATCCTGCGGAGTTCGTGGATTGGTTGGGTGGACAGCCTGACCATGAGGCGTATGAGTGGTTCTATGGGATGGAAGATCAAGAAGCTGCACGACAGTGGCGCATACAAATGGCGCGTCAGATGGCGAGTGGTCTGAGGATCGTGGTTCAAGATTCGGCTCCCGAGGATCAGGTGGTGAGTATAACTGTGAGGGAGTATCCTACGTTTATAAGTCCAGTTAAGTTGCGCAAGAGCGGTGGGGGTTACGAGCGGTTTGATCCTGACAGTGAGGACTCGCAGCGTGAGTTGCGGCGACAGGCTGCGACTGCATTGGCGACCTGGTTGAGCAGATACCGTGGTTGTGCGGAGAATTTTGGGTTAAACTTGACAGCAATAGAGGAGATTGCGGAAGTTCTTAGAGAGAAAGGAGAGAGCGATGTTCAAGAAAATGTGGGATAGGTTGACGCGTAAGCGGCGCACAAATCAAAAGCTAACGAGGAAGGAGCAGATCCTAGCTGAGTTGGAACGAGGTGCGGGGACTGCGCGGCAGTTGGCGGATCGAACAGGTTTGAAGCTGACGATTATTCGGACGACCCTGACTGCTTTGCACAACAAGGGTTTGATCAGGGACACTGAGGACAATGTTGCGCGGGAGAATGTTTGGGAAGTTGTCAGATGATTTATTACTATACTGCGTTGGTGATCAGTTACGCGATTGACGGTGAGCCAGTTAAAGCGGCGGTATGGTATGATCGGGAGAGCCGATGCATTGAGGCGATGAACGACAGGCTGTTTGATCCTCTTTATGATCATTTGTATGAGTTGTACGGCACCGACATCATGATGGAGTGTTATGTATCGGAGGAGGTTTCGTACACATTAAGGCCCGAAACAAGACCGGAGGTTATAAAAAATGGGTGATGAGCAGTTGAGCACGTTCCAAGCAGCACAATTGAAATGGCTCAAGCAGCAAGTGGACAATTTACAGGATGAGCGATACCGGAAGGATGCCCGTCCAAACATACAACGTGAATTGTTTGCTGCTCGTGAAGAGCTAGATAATTTTGTGAACGCACTTCGAGAAGCGGGGAGGAAGATATGAGCCGATGGACAGAAGCACAGAAAGAGTGGCAGGGGTACAAGCGCAAGATGGCGTATGGTCAGGAGACTGTATCCTTGTCTCAACCACCATGGGAGAAGGACGATGGAATTGGATCTGATAAGCGACATAATCAAAAGACTACAGAAGCAGATCGACGACATCGAGTGGGAGAACTACCGAGATCCGAGGATTGAGGGCCTTGTTCAACAACTCAATTATTATAAGAACAAACACAATCAAGGAGAAACGCATGAGCCAAGGTTTTGAGACTAAGAACAAGTTTGAGACCGCGGAGATGGTTGTTTTGATCGAAGCGACGACCTACTCAGGCAGTGGTTTTGGTGTGAACGACGATGGGGACGCTGTATTTTTTAGCAAGCGGCTGATGGACAAGGTCAACTTGGAAGAAGGGGACGAGGTCATAGCGCACTGCATTCCAAATTATGCGGACAAACGTGACGACATTCCATGGCGTTGTATCAAGTGCGAACTGCTTGAACACTAGAAACAAATGTTGTATAAGCTGATACCAACTGGCTTACAACTGGAGACAAAAATGGCACGAAAGAAGTTAAAAGAAAAAGACAAGGTGCAGTTTCAGAATGTTGGTCTGATTAAGGAGGACCATGAATTGCTGCGGAAGCTTGCCGACAGTGAGCAGCGTTCGATGTCGCGTCAACTTTCGGTTCTTATTCGCAAAGCTGTTGCGGAGATGGAAGCGGCATGATAGATTGAATTATCGAACGACTGCTCGATTGGTAAGAGTCTCACGCCTGTGGCCCTTACTGCCTCACAAACTAGCCCCGCTCTGGCGGGGTTTTCTTTTTGGGGAACTCGCCTTTCTTATACCCACGCACCTCGGCAATCCCTGCGGATCCTCTGGGCTTGAGGTTTGAGCAGAAGGCACGGGCGACATCGATGTCGAGCCCGATCATTTCAGCCAGTTCTTTTGCTGCGGTGTCACGGGACGCGTATCCCGTGGCACGTTCTTCCATCAGTTTGGTTATAGCTTCGTAGTCGGTTTTAGTTTCAGCCATTCTTTTGCTTCCTCACCTAGAACTCTTGCGCCGATGTCGATCTTGGCTTGGAGGGACTTCACGATCTTCTCATCGATTGTGCCCTCAGTTATTAGGTCGACGTAGGTCACGTTGTTCTTTTGACCGATCCGATGTGCGCGGTCCTCTGACTGCGCTCGGGTTTCGAGATTAAAATCGTTGGCATAGTACACCACGAGGTTTGCTTCGGTCAACGTCAGGCCGTACCCAGCGGTGGCGGGGTTGCCTACGAAGAACCGGAGCTTTGAGTTTGGGTTCTGGAATGTTTGGACTATGGACTGTCGGACGTCGTCTGATGTATCCCCATAGTATGATGCGGCGCTCCCTTCACCAAAGATTTCGTTTAGCGTACGCGTGATCTGTTGGATGTCGTACCGGAAACGGGACCAAATGATTGCCTTGCCGTCATGTTCTTCAAGAATTTCTTTGAGGGAGTCCATGCGTTTGGACGGGAAATAGATGGTATCACCGTCGTCGGTTTTGAGGTGGCCCGACAGGATCTGTTGCAGTCGTAGCATCTGGGTAATGACGGCGGGGGCCGTGGACATCTCGCCGTTTTCCAATAGGACCATGGCGTGTTGCCGGATTTGGTTGTACATGTTTACTTGATCGGTGGTCATGCCGACATAGCGAACGGTGTATATTTTGTCGGGTAGATCGAGGCAGTCTTTTTTAAGGACGCGGTATGAGAACATGTCGATCTTGTTTGTGAGTTCATCCAAGTTGCGAAAACCGACGATCTGTTGGAACGCATGTGATCCCATGGTTTTGCGTTGCACGATGGCGTATCTACCCTGGAAAGCGTAATAGCTGTCGTATCCCAGAAGACCTGGTCGCAGGAACTCGCACTGTGCGTATATATCCATTGGACTTTTTGTCACAGGGGAGCCCGTCAACAGTCTTTTGTACTTGAATCCCGATGCGATTTTCATCAAGTTCTTAGTGCGCTTGGCCTTGTGGTTTTTGATAGTTGTTGATTCGTCGATAGCGATTAGGCCATGAGGCCCAAGCGCACGAGCCATCCACTCTCCCCCTTGTTTACCTTTCAAAGAAGAGAATGCTTCGACGTTCATGACAAAGATAGTGAGCCCATCGAACTTGTCCTTGACCGAGCGCATCTCAGCCTGTTGGGTTTTGTTTGGGGACGCGACCCACCGGATCACCCGATGCGGGATGTCCTCGGACATGTGTTCTGGGATTTCTTTGGAGACCCAGTTGCGGTACACGCCCTTTGGTGCGATGACCAAAGCGAAGTTGATGCGCCCTGCTTGATACAACAGGCCCATGTTGTCGATCAGAACCTTTGATTTCCCCGTACCCATTTCCATGAACAGGCCAAACTCAGGTCGATCCCAACCTGTATCCAACGCTGAAAGTTGGTGGTCGAAGGGTTTACATTTAAATTTGTAGTTGACACTCATTACATATCTCCACTATTGTCTACATTACGGATAGCACGAGGCTACCGCAGAAAGCAACCCTGAAGAGGAAAAACTTATGAGCGATATATTCGACGACATATTTGACGAAGGTCAGGCACTGGCTAACGTCGATACAGGAACAGGAAAGCAGTTAAGCCAACTGGTCCGAGCACTTCGCGGAGTAGAACAACAGATCGAGGACGCGGAAAACCATCTTAAACTATTGAAGCAGGACAAGCATCGCATGTCGGTGGAGACGATCCCGCAGTTGATGGATGAGATGGGCGTGGAGCGATTGGACGTAGACGGTGTGACCGTCGAGCGTAAGATGATCGTGAGCGCATCGATCCCAGCGGATCGCAAAGACGAAGCCTTCGCATGGCTGCGAGAGAACGGGTGCGACGACATCATTAAGAACGATGTGACTTGTTCTTTTGGAAAGGGTCAGGACAACAGCGCCAAGAATGTGATCAGCATCTTGGAAGACGCTGGCTTTGAGCCGAGCACCAAGACCCACGTACATCCGTCCACACTGAAAGCGTTCGTGAAGGAACGTGTGACGGATGGCAAACCAATCGACCTCGATATGTTCGGGGCGTTCATTTCAAACGCAGCACAAATTCGGAGGAAAGCGTGATGGCTACCGCAGTTGCAAAGAAAAAAAGTGCAGAGTTAAGCACAGATGTATTGGATGACATCTTTGAGTATGCGGGTGAAGGTACAGCATACGACAGTTCGGAGATGCAGATCCCGTTCGTTCGTATCTTGCAAGCGATGTCCCCACAGTTGAAGAAGCGTGAAGCTGAGTACATTGAAGGTGCAGAACAGGGCGACATGTTTAACACTGTGACAAAGCAGCTTTGGACAGGCGAAGATGGAATAACTATCATCCCATGTTTCCAAACCACAAAGTATCTGGAGTTCACGCCGCGTGAGCAGGGTGGTGGTTTCCGTGGCGAGATTTCGGCAACGGACCCAATACTGAAACGGACCGAGCGCCAAGGTGCGAAGGAGATGCTTCCGACAGGTAACGAGTTGGTCAAATCAGATCAACACTATTGCCTGATCTTGGATGACGATGGCGGCTTCCAACCTGTTGTAGTCGACATGAAGTCGTCTCAGTTGAAGGTTAGTAGACGTTGGAAAACGCAGATTGCGATGCAGAAAGTCAAGCACCCTAAGACAGGGCAGTTGATTACGCCACCGCTGTTTGCTACACAGTGGAGGTTTACGACAGTTGAGGAAGCTAATGACCAAGGTTCATGGTTTAATTATTCTGTCGAGAAGGTCGGTTTGTTAGAGAACCGCGAACTCCTATTGGAAGCCAAGTCGTTCCGCGATAGCGTTGCGGCTGGTGAAGTGAAAGCTGCACCAGAGATGGGTAATGACACTCAATCCAACTCTGAAAGGGACGACATTCCGTTCTAAGCAGTTTGGGGGAGGGATCCACATGTCCACTCAACCCTCCCCCACCATTCACATTAGGAGCAGTTTATGTCACAAGCAAAAAGGCTGCTTGCCGCGTACGTCGGTGCGACGAACGCTCACGGTACGACTGTTGTTGGTCGTGTTAGTCGGAACGGTAAAGCAGAAAGTCAAAGTAGAATTGTTCGGGAGCCACTGACCGAGAAGCTGGTGCAGGACCACATAGATGGGAAGCACGGCGTTGGTGCGATACCAATCAACGAGAACAACGAGTGTAAATTTGGGGCCATCGACATCGATGTGTACGACCTGAACCACAGAGAGTTGCAGCAAAAGATACAGCAGTTGGATTTACCGCTGGCGCATTGCCGATCTAAGTCTGGCGGGGCGCACTTGTATTTGTTTCTTAAAGAATTTGAAAAGGCCGCGATTGTTCGTGAGTACCTTACGGAGATGTCGATCTTGTTGGGGCACAGTGGGTGTGAGATATTCCCGAAGCAGGATCAGATCATTGCCGAGCGTGGGGACGTGGGCAACTTCATCAACATGCCATACTTTGACGCAGAGATGCCGCAACGGTTTTGCTATAACGGGGCGACCGAGGCCATGGAATTAGATGAGTTCTTGGATTGGATCGAAGACCACCGTACATCGCTGGATGAATTGGAACTGGTGCGTACAGTTAAGAAGGTGCGTCAACACTTTGAGGATGGACCACCGTGCCTACGGTATCTGTTTCAGAACGGGCCATTGTCTGAGCCTCGGAACAAGCTGCTGTTTATGATAGCGGTGTACTGCAAGAATAAATTCCCTGACAGTTGGCAGGAGTCACTGGAGGAGTACAACCGTACACTCTTCTCCCCCCCGCTGCCAGCCAAAGAAGTGACGACGATCATCAGTCAGCATGAGAAGAAAGACTACGGGTACACCTGCAAGGACGAGCCGTTCAAGTCTTACTGTGACCCATCGCTCTGTGCGATGTCTAAATATGGCATTGGAAGCGAGGCTCCTGATGCACCGCAGGTTGGTGGTTTGACGATCATGCTGTCCGAGCCACGCCTGTACTTTATGGATGTGAACGGCACACGGATTACGCTGACGACGGAGCAGCTACAGAACCAAACGCTTTGGCAACGGGCTTGCATGGACCAGTGTATGTTCATGCCGCCGACAACCAAGGCACAGAAGTGGCAGCAGATGGTTAACAGTTTGATGAACCAAGCCACGCTCCTCGATGTACCAGCGGAATTGACAATCAAGGGACAGTTCTCCGACCTGCTTCGCACCTATTGCACGAGCCATATTCGTGCGATGGCACCAGAGGAAATCGATATGGGCAAGCCGTGGACCGATGGCGGCGTGACGAAGTTCAAACTGGATGGATTGCTAGAGTTCTTGCATAACCGCAGGTTCAAAGTGGAGAGCCGAGGCGCGGTTACTCAAATGATACGGGACTTGGGCGGGGACAACACCCATTTGAATGTAGTCAAAAGAACACCGAAGGGGGAAAAGAGAAGCACTGTACGGTGTTGGGCTGTCCCTGCATTTGATGAGGAAGAAGTAGAATTGCCAAAAAAGGAGATGAGTAATGACATCCCATTCTAACAGACTGTTGCGCGTGGGAGAGGTAGCTGACCTGCTTGGGGTGTCTAAATCCTACGTTTACAAGTTGGCGCATAACTCGACCAGTTTTCCACAACCGATTGTGTTGGGTGACGAAACCAACAAGCGGTCGTCTAGTCGCTGGGTTCTTAGCGAGATCGAGGATTGGGTCAACTCAAGACCACGAGGAAAAGAATATGATACCGAAAGCTAAACTAATCTTGGGCCCACCAGGGTGCGGCAAGACCTATCGTTTGATAGAAGAAATCAAGGCAGCTTTGGTACAAGGAGCGCACCCCTCACGCATAGGGGTGATTTCGTTCACACGTAAGGCTATCGAGGAGATGGTGACACGGGCATGTGCCGAGTTCCAACTGGAGCCAAAAGACTTTCCGTTTATGCGGACGAGCCACTCGTTTGGATTCCGTGGTTTAGGGTTACAGCCTACCGACATTATGAACAAGCAGGACTATGACAACATTGGGGAAATGGTGGGCCTGACCTTTGAGGGCAAGATGACCAACAACCTTGAGGATGGTTTGTCACTGCCTTCGATTGGAGGTTCGGGGGCCGTGTACTTACAGATGGTGGGCCGAGCACGGTTGCGAATGGTGGACTTGAACACGGAGTTTAACGAGACGGCGGACCGTAGTTTGTTCT